TGCCACGGCGCTACGTAATTTGGAACTTTGTTCCTAACAACCTCTTGGAGTACCTGTTGATACGAATTTTCGATCAGGTTCAGTGACATCGGGTACATCCAGACCGGTCGTAGCTTCTTGTTATAATACCTGAACAGTATTATTGCTGGATACTCGTATGCTTTTCCAGACATAGCATCACGAATACTTGCAGCGACGACTTCAGGCAATTTCCTCCTGGTAAATAGAGGCCAGCCTGAGTTAGTCGACAGCGTGTCCCGTTCACGCATATCGTCAATAACATCGTTCAGCGCTAAGGGCCGCTTCGTCTTAGGACGATCACCGAAAAGGAGTTTTCGGGCGTCTTCTTTAGCAAGTTTCCACTTGGCAGAAGAAAACAGCGGGGTGGGAAGCCCAGGTTCGTACTGATCAGATATCGTCTCCAAAGCTTTCCTGATCGGCGGAATCTCACCCTGAGGGCCGAACTTGACGAGTTGCCTCTCGTCAAACTGGTAGATCGCTGACCTGGTGGAGTCACCATGCTTGAGAGACACGAGACGTTTTTCCCACTGTGCTAAGGTGGTTTCCGATGACTGATTTTCGTACAGCCAGGAGTGGGGCGTGGCCTTGCGACCTCTCTCAAGTGCAACGAGATAAGAGGACAGTCCAGGGGTAGATGCCACTACCGCTCTTTGTGTGCTGTTAAGCTTCGTTACTTTCATGCTTCCTCCTTTCCTCCAGATGAGGGATCTCTACTGCAAGCTGCTGTGGCGATTTTGAACCAACATCAAGCTCTACATCATACTTCGCGCCTTTCCTCCAGCTACTCAGTAAGTGCTTAGCTTGACTCGCCTTTCCAGGTACTCGTGCATCCCTGGCAGCGCGTCGCGCTTCGTACGCGCTTTGCTCCATAGTTAGGAGCACTTTAATGGTGTTCTTGTAATCTCGACGCGGGTTCAAGTCTGCGCCGCCAAACACCACTCCATCTACCATAGACGGTAGTTGGAATCGGATGGAGGATGGGTAAAGATCCTCCAAGTCAATTGCCCGAGTACCTCTCGACTTAAGGGCGCCGATTATGGTACTTTTCCCAATTCCGGGGGGCCCAAATAGGATAATGTTCATCGCATTAACCTCCTTTAAAAGTTTATAACG